AACTGTCACAGAAAGCTGTTTGTTAGAATACGAAGGAAAGGTAATAGGGTTTTATTTAACAGAATTACCTGACAAGCTAAAGCAATATATTAGCATTGCAAATAAGGAGTTCCTAAGTAAGAATGTACCAAAGCAAGAAATGAGCAGGGGCCCACAAGGCACAAAAAAGGATAAACAAAAAAGGGAAGAAAGCGGTAAGACACTTGTTACACAATACAGCACAATTCTTGGAGGGGTATTAGCTAAAGCACATATGAGGCGGCCTTATAATTCTGTTTCATCAGTACATACAAACCCAAAAGCAAAGACATTCATAAAAGCTATGTTATTGTCTTGCTTAGAAGCAGAAAAGCTCATTGAGTTATATATGCCTGAACAATACGCATCACAAAAAAAATTAATAGAGGAAACCACTTTACCTGAATACAGGTTTGGAAACCTTTTTACCAGTAGCATATCAAATTTTAATATTGCAGCATCATTCCATCAAGATAGAAGCAACCTTAAAAACACAGTCAATGTGATATTAACCAAAAGAAAAGACACAGAAGGCGGTTCTTTATCTGTTCCTGATTTTGGCCATACATTTGAACAGGCAGACAACAGTATTTTAGTCTACCCTGCTTGGTATAACATACACGCTGTGACTAAGATTATACAGCACAATGAGGACGCTTATAGAAACTCTTTAATTTTTTACCCACTAAGTGGATTTGACAAATAGTATGAACAAAAGTAGACACATAAAAAAGGAATCACTTTTAAAAGCATTAGAACAAAGTTTAGGCATTGTCACAGTCGCTTGTAAGAAAGCAGATGTGCCACGCAGTACATTCTATAAATGGCTAAATGAAGATGACGAGTTTGCTAAAGAGGTTAAGGATATTGAGAACATAGCTTTAGACTTTGCAGAAAGCCAGTTACACAAACAGATATCAGATAACTCAACTTCAGCAACTATATTTTACCTAAAGACAAAAGGTAAGAACAGGGGTTATGTAGAGCGACAAGAAATAACAGGCGTTGAAGGAATGCCCACTAACTTTCAAATTGAAATAATTGGTTCCGCAAAAGATAAAGACTAATGTTGTCTATGAGCATTTAATAGATAACGATAAAAAGATTGTAGTTGAACAGGGTGGTACAAGGTCAGGCAAGACCTATAATATCATCTTGTGGATTATATTCCAATACTGCACAACAAACCAAAACAAGATAATCACAATCTGTCGTAAGACTTTTCCTAGTTTACGGGCTACGGTTTTGAGAGATTTTATAGGCATACTACAAGCCAATAATATATACAGCGAAAAGTTTCACAATAAATCTAATTCAGAGTACCACCTGTTTGGAAACCTTGTTGAGTTTATATCATTAGACCAACCCCAAAAGATAAGGGGGCGTAAAAGGGATATGCTTTTTATTAACGAGGCGAATGAATTATACTTTGAGGACTGGCAACAATTATTATTTAGAACACAAGAAAAGATAATCCTTGACTTTAACCCTTCTGATGAATACCATTGGATTTATGATAAGGTGTTACCTAGGGAAGACTGCGCCTTTTTTAAAACAACATACCTAGACAACCCTTTTGTTGAGGATTCTATTATACAGGAAATAGAACGCCTTAGAGATACCGATGATGAATATTGGCAGGTATATGGGTTAGGGGAAAGAGCAGCCAGTAGGAGTACTATATTTAAGTATACAGAGGTAAACCAAGTTCCAATAGATGCAGCTTTAATTGCTTACGGTATGGATTTCGGTTACACTAATGACCCGACTACCTTTGTAGCTGTATACACCCAAGGTCATAACCTTTATGTCAAAGAACATTTGTATAGAACGCAAATGACGACACAAGACATCAACCTGTTTCTAAGGGGTGAAAACCTTTTATCTAACCCTATTTATGCTGATAGTGCTGAACCGCGTTTAATTAGTGAGCTAAGACGTATGGGACACAATATACTTCCAAGCATTAAGGGTCGTGATTCTGTCAACGCAGGTATTGATTTGCTAAAGCGTTATAAAATTCACATACTAGCCAGTTCAACAAACGCGATATCTGAGTTTAGAAACTATAAATGGAAAGAAGATAAAGCGGGAATGCTAACCAACACCCCTGAAGATAAACATAACCACATCATTGACCCTTGTAGGTACGCTACATACTCTATTCTATCAAGGCCAAACTTCGGCAAATACACTCTTCATTAAAAAAGTTATTAAATTATTTGTGTATTAAATAAATAGTTGTATATTTAAGTATTACTAAAAACAAAACAATATGACAACATTTAAAAAGTACAGCCAAAACTTAAAGAGGGTTGGCAATGAAATTAAAAGTTACAATACAATTGTCGCGAGGATTGAAGGCAATGACTTACTTCAGTTAGGTTATTGGTCACAGACCACACAAAAGCACATTAATTATGTAGCTGATGAGTTAGACCTAATTTTAATAAAAGAATAATATGAACTACGAGGTATATTACGCAGTAACAAGAGAAGCAAGAATTTTTGCAAATATGGAAGACGAGCTTATGGCTACGTTTGAAACCTTTAAGGATGCTGTATATTACGCAAATTCTGAGTGTGGACTAGATGAAATGCACAGCGGATATGTTGTAAGGTCAACTCAAACTAAGCAGATAAATACTAACCTAATGCAAATAATCAAATAATATGTGGGACCCATACGAAGAACCTCAATACGAATGTGAAGGCTGCGGTGTAACGATGGAAGAGGACACTAGGGTTTGTTCTAACGCTTGTTATGATGCGGGTATGTTATAACATATAACTTTTAAAAGTAAACCCTTTACAGGCGGTCAGAAATGGCTGCCTTTTTTTATTTAGATTTGACACTATAAAAAGTTTCATTAATTACGTTATATAAGTATGGCAATTAAAATTACAATACCCACTTCATTAAAGGACATCACGTTAGGTCAGTACAAACGCTTCTTAAAATTAGAAGATTCTATTGAAGACGAAAGGTTCTTAAACGCAAAAATGATTGAGATATTTTGCGGCATTGAATTGGACAAGGTTATGCTCTTACAGGTAAGGGACTCTCAAGAAATAGTAAAGATATTGTCACAACTATTTGACGAAAAGCCTACCCTAGTAAAACGCTTTAAGCTAAACGGGGTTGAGTATGGTTTCCACCCCCAGTTAGATGACCTTACACTAGGTGAGTACATTGACCTTGATACTTTTATAGGTGATTGGGAAAATATGGAAAAGGCAATGAATGTTCTTTACAGACCTGTAATTGTAAAGCTAAAAGACAAATACACTATTGACGAGTATGTTGTGCAGAACGATGACTTGTTATTAGATATGCCAATGGATGCTGTGATGTCCTCTATTTTTTTTTTGTGGAATTTAGGGCTAGACTTAGCGAAAACTATGACGAACTCTTTGGAGGAGGGGGAGACGAAAGCCTTGACTCAATATCTCAATTCTCAAGAAAATGGGGATGGTATCAGTCAATTTACGCACTCGCTCAAGGCGATGTTACACGATTTGAAGATATCACTAAACTAACCGCGCACACTTGTTTTATGATGCTATCATTTATAAAAGACAAAAACGAGATAGAGGCAAAACAAATTAAAAAGAATTTCAAATGAGCAACGAAGGCGTAAGGGGTTTTTACCAGTTAACTGAAACAATCAAGACAGAGCTACTGCAAGACCAAAACATAAACACCGTAACCACAGGTGACATCACAGATGTAAACCTAAACAAGCAGGATATCTTTCCGCTTGGGCATATCATTATTAATAGCGTGATAGACGAGGAGCAGGTGCTAAGGTTTAATATTACTATTCTTGCTTGTGATGTGGTTAACCAATCAAAAGAACCTACCGTTGACAGGTTTAAAGGAAACAACGATGTTCAGGATATATTGAATACTCAACTGGCTGTTTTAAATAGGTTAATACAACGCCTTAGAATGGGTACACTATACACAGATATGTATCAGCTAGATGGAAGCCCTAGCCTAGAACCTTTTTATGATAGGTTTGAGAATCAACTAGCAGGTTGGTCAGCTACATTAGATGTAATGATATACAACGATATATACATCTGCTAATGGACTTCCCTGAACTTGATGCGGTTGTAGAAAAGTATGCTAAGTATGTAGTTCAACAGGCAAAGTCTAACCTTACCAAAGGTGGGAAAGGCGGTGGCCCTTTATATGAATCCATCGCTTACAAATTAAAAAGCGAGGCACCTGAATATCTTTTAGGTTTCTTAATGGAAGATTACGGTGAGTTTGTTGACCAAGGGGTTAAAGGTGCAAACCCTAGTCTAGTAAAAGGGGGTTATCAAAAAGCCCCATTGAGTAAATACAAGTACACAAACAAAATGCCACCGATGCAAATGTTAGCAGACTGGGCAAAGAAAAAAAACATAAGGTTCAGGAACGCTAAAGGTCAATATAAAAAAGGCAGTAATAGAAGTATGGGTTTTGTGTTACAAAGAAGCATTTTCGCACAAGGTATAAAGCCGACAGAATTTATTACTAGACCTCTTACAGCAGGTTTATTTGATTTAGAGGAAAATATGTTGGCTGCACTTGCTAGAGATATTGAGAACGATTTAAAAAAAGGAGATAAATAATAAATTATGCCAACTAATTACGGTTTAAGAACACCCCTCTACGCACAAGCAACAACGGGAAACAGCTTAGTGAAATCAGCAAAGCTATCATTGAATATTGATGGGTCATTGATTTACGCC